TTAACTGAACGTGCCGATCATGACCAGCATACGGCCTGCTGGAGGGCTGGTGAGGGGTCCAGTTCCTGATTGGAAACCATAGCTGGGCGAGGTACCAATTCCACTGGGATCGTCGACATAGAGGCAGACGGGTGAGCCGCTCGGAACGCCGGCGACCGAGAAGCCCGGATATGCAGTTGGCGTCGGCTGTCCAAGCACCTGAATCGAGAGGTCGGGAATGGCGACCGTAAGCGGTCCAGAGCCTGAGACGGATGGTGTGCTTTGCAGCACCCATGCGGCATTGGCGACAGGGGTAAACCCGGTAAGCGGAAGGCTCGATCCGGGCACGGTTGCATAGGCCGATCCGGGGTCATCGCTCACGTCGGTCGGGGCGTTTGGGTTATAGCTCATCAAAGTCAGTTCGACCTTGCCGAGGTCATCGCCACTCGGTGCGGTGATGGCCATCTCCAACACCTCATAGAGGCCGGTGAATTCCGGCGTGAGCCAGCTATCCAGTGTGACCACTGAGTGCTGACGAACGACCGCGATGAGCTGCTGCAGGTTGGCATCCGTGACGTCGAGGTAGCAGGTCAACGTGCCTTGCAGCGGCGCCGTCCAGCCAGCGCCGCGGTCGGTGCCGAGGGTGCGATCGCGCTCGAACTTCATCAGCCGATTGGTCTGGTCGAAGGTGGAGTTGCCGCAGTCGTAATAGACCGGCGTCATGCGCGGCTGCGAGCTGAGCCCGGGTGCCTGCAACGCCACCATCTTTTGCGCGGAGCGGTGCTGGACGCCGGTGGGCGCGCGCTCGGAGAATCGCGCATCGTTCGAGCCTACGACGCCGCCCGTTGCGGCGACAGGGCTGGCACCAGAGAGCAGCGTGGCCTCATGCAGATTGAGGTAGGTTCCACTCGCTATATGGCCTCCGGTGTTGTATTCCCCGTTGTTCGCGGGGGCGCTGCTGCCTCCATAGATGAAGTAGCAGTTCTCTGTAAACGGGCTTTGTGTGCTGAAGTCGAACGTAAGATCAGCGACGCCCGACACGGGAGCCACGGAGACGACTTCGCTCACAGCAGGAATATTGAGGTCCCGATAGCGCGGGACGAAGACGTTGGGGCTGGTGGCAATGTCCTTCTTCGACAGCTTGAGCGAACCGGGCACTTCATGGTTTGCGGAAGCGATAAAGACCGAGGTGCGGGAGTCGTCGCCGATCAGATAGATCTGGCCACCGTCGACGCGGCAGTAGCTGCGGTCCACGCGCATCATCGTCTCCATGATGCTGGCCAGTGTGGCGTCGGCCGCGAAGATGTAGTTGCCGGTGAAGCGCGGGCTGCCGTTCGGCAAAATATAATCGTTGCGCGCGGCGAGCGCCGCGATCGAGGCCCAGTTGAAGCAGGCTTTCTCGGCCGCAGTCAGGCCGGCGACGGTGGGCTGTTGCGGCTTGATCTTGTAGCGCAGCAGCGCCTCCACCTTGTGCCATGCGGGGTTGCAGGTGAACTGGTAAGCGGTGATGTTGCCATAGGCATCGAAGATCCGGCAGCGCGAGGAGCGCCAGACGCAGTTGCCGGAGATGGTGGGTGGGTACCAGGTGCCGCGAGTGAACCCGGTGAAGACAGGCGCGCGCCATAGCGCATAGGCCATGCCGCTGAACGATTGCGGCGGCGTGACCGAAGGGAAGATGGAGAACCATGGATCGTAGGACTGATCGGGGCCAACCGACCCGTTGGTGAAGACCGGGCTGCCGCCGTATTGTGCGGCGAAGGTGCCCTTCGGCGTCCACGCTCCACCGTGGAAGTGGACGATGTTTGAGAGAGGCGCGGCGGCTGCATTGGCGGTCGCGTAGGAGAGCATATGGGAGGGAACACTGGTGCTGCCGCCGGTAGCGGCATAGCTGTTCAGCAGCGCGGGGCCGTCCCACTCGCCCTCGCCCAGAATATAGAGGGCGTACTGATTGCCATTCTGGTCGGTGGTGAAGAGTACGCGGTCGCCTTCGCCATAGACGTAGCCGAAGGCCAGCGGAAGCCGGCGTGTAGTGCTGCTCGCAAACGCAGGGTTGAGGGCCATTCAGTCCGCCTCCTGCTTCGCGATTAGGAAGGTGATTCCGCAACGACACTTGCCGTCCGAGACGAGAGGTTGGATCATGCGCACGATCATTCAGAAGGCCCTCGCTGGGTTAAACGCCGCTGCCGGTGCGGGCTGCGCGATCTGCGAGGGAAGCTGCAGTTGCCCGTTGTCCCACTGGATGATGACGCCCTGGAAGCGCTCGATCGAGCTGCAAGTCCCATAGCTCTGCTGGCAGAGCGCTCCGGTGGATCCGCACTGCGGCGATCCGAAATAGAGGCCGCAGGTAACGTCGATGCTAAACGCGGGTGCTTTGATCGCACTGAAGTTCTTGAAGCTCTCGATCGAGAGCGTCATCGCGTTCTCGTCAAGCTCGACATCCGTGATATTGCCCATGAAAGAGATCAGGGCGTTCTGGGCCGCGCCATGCCACAGCCGCGCGTAGACGAAAGCCCCGATAAACTCATTCTGCGCGACCGCCAGCGCTACGTCGCGCTCCATGGTGTTGCCGGATAGGTTCTGCACTTGAAGGGACGCAGTGTCGGTCTGCGTTGTGCCATAGAGCTTGAACTGGGCGGCTCCAACGATCCAGTCGAGATATTGCTGTGAGCCGCCGAGCATCGATGGCCAGGTTGCGACATGCTCCGACCAGTAATACTTTTTGCCGGACATGGTCTGGACGTCGACTAGCACCACCTCGGCCGGGCCGCCGCTCGCCGCCAATGGAACGAAGGCGCTCATCAGCCGAGGCTCCAGACACGGAAACAGGTCTCGGCATCAGCCTGTTGCCAGGGCGCGGGACCTTGTACGACGTGAGCCTTGACCCTATAGGTGCCGGACGCATAACCAGTCGTGTCGATGAACATGACCGGCCCGCGCCGACCTTCAGGGCCGCACAGCACCGCGCCGCCGTCACAGCACAGGAAATATTCACTCCTGCGAAAGCGCCGCCAACCGCATACCCTCGTCCTGATCTCGATGATCGAGCCAGCGAGAACACCGCAATCAGGAGCGTGGACTTTGATTTTCATACGATCACCGTCACGGGAGGAAAGTTGATCGCGCTGCCTCCGCCGACGATGCCCGCGCCCGCTGTCTGGATCTGGATGCGGTGCATGTCCAGGGGCATCTGCGTCGCGATCAAAGTGCCGCCGACGAAGCTCATCGTGGAAGGCAGCGAACCGGCTGTGCTATTGCTCAGGTCCAAGCCCCCGCTGAACGTGCCATCGATATAGAGCGAGACCTTACCCATGCCCGAACCGATGCGAAACTTCATCTTGAAGCCCCAACCGACATACTGAATCTGCGCCCAATCGTAGGGTGCGACTGTCCAGTTCGGCGTGGCGCTGTACAACTCATAGTCAATGGGCTTGTTGGCGGTGGCTCCGCCGATCGCCGGATTGAGCTGGGTGACCCATGAGCCCGGCGTGAGTTGGTAGGTCGCAACGGCGGTATTCAGGAAGTCGTCGACGACGCAGATGGTGCGTCCCCAGTCCGTGAAGTTGGCCGGATAGTCGATCATCCGCGCTCGCGGGATCTCTTCGAAGACCAATCCCTGCACGGTATATTTACCGTTCGCCGTCTGCATCCCGTTGACGGGCGAAGTGAAGCGGCCGACGTGGTGACGGCCGCCACCGTCGTAATCGATGTAGGTGAAGTAGCCGCCCTTGAAGGCCTCATAGAAGTGCTTCAGCCGCAGGATCGTGGACCACGGGCGATCGACGTAGGTGAACTCAAAGGCGAAGCCCTGGTTCATCGTCTCGCGCGTGTAGGGCGCGCCCAGCCGCGTCTTCGCCAACGCGGAGTTGGAGGCGCTCTTGCGCGTGTACCCATAGCTAGGGTTGGGGTTGTCGTTCAGGTCGCGCCAGAACCCCTGCACCGGATTGAGGATGTCGCTCTCAGCCATTGCTGTTATCCACTGATTCCATCGCCAGCGTACTGCGACGCATAGCTGTTCAGGTGCTTGGTGATGGCGCGCGCTCCACCGTTCTTCAGCATGGAGCTGAAGCTCTGGGCGTCGAGCGCATTCACGTTCCAGTGGTGGTGCGTGTCCCCGCCTCCAGAGACTGCCGGGCCACCACTGGCGGGTGAGTTCGCTAGATACATCCGCGCAACGTCGGTGGCGCTGGCTCCGCCATTCATCGCACTCAGCACGGCACCGTGGGTAGCGGCGGCGCGGGTGTTCATCACCGTCTCGCCGGCCATGGCATGGATGTAGCCCTCGTTGGAGCTGGTGGCGAGGCTGCCGAAGCCGGTGATGTCACCGCCATCGTGGAACTGCGCGGCGGACATCTGCACATATTGCGCGCCGCCTTTGGCGCGGGCCGCGATCTGGCCGGCGGCAAGCGTCTGCTCCTTCTTCAGATAGTTCGCATTCACCCAATCGGCGGCGTCCATGCCGTAGGTCTTGCGCATATACTCCATGCCGGAGGCGGCGATGCTGTTCACGTCGGCGATGGCGGACTGGAAGTCCATGCTGCCCTGGCCCATGCGGTCCTTCTCGATCGCGGGGAAGAGGGTCTTCTCGTAGTAGTCGCGCGCGCCAAAGCGGCCGCCCATACCGGTGAGGTCGCTGAAGAGGCCAACGCCAAGCCCAATGGCTCCTCCCACGATTGCGCCGAGAGGGCCGCCGATCGCCGCGCCCGCGCCCGCATCGCCCAGCACACCCTTTAGTGTGCTATTGGCCATCGCGGTCTTCGTGGTGCCGCCGCGGAAGGCCTCCATGGTGGCCTGGTAGGCTTCGAAACCCGCAGCGCCCACGCCGAGAGCGGTTGAGACCCCGTTGGCCCCGCCTGCAACGCCAGTGCCCATGCCGGGCACCGGGACGGAGGGAACGTTCATCCCAGGCATCGAGACGCTGCCGTAGCCCGGCAGGCCGCTGCCCAGGCCGGTCGTGCCCGAGGTGGTTGACGAGGTGCCCGATGGGATGCTCAGGCCGGTGGTGTTGCCGGCCATGGCCGCGATCTGCGCCGGCAGCCCTCCTGTCCTCGACCCATCGGGGAAGACGGTTCTGGAGATCCCCGGACTGTTGGTGCTGCGTTGCAACACCGGCGGCGTAAACGTATCGCTCCCTGCTGCCGCGGTTGGCGCGGTCGCGTGGCCCCAGCCGGCCGTGCCACTGGGAACCCCGCCATGCAGGATGTTGCCCAGCAGGCCACCGAGGCCGCCAGCAGCAGCTCCGCCGGCACCGGGCTGCAGGCCGCCCATGGTCTTGCCGAAGAGGTTCTGGAAGATCTGGAGATGCATGATCCAGTTCGCAATGATGTCGAAGAACATCTTCTCCATCTGGCTCTTGATGAAGCCGACAGGGTCCTTATAGGCGCTCTCCAGCGTGCTGGCGATGGTGTGGGCCATCTGCTCGTTCTGCGCAACGATCTGGGAGTTGGCTTGGGCGTCAATGTTCTGCTTCGCCTGGGCAATCTGGGCGTCCGTCATCTTCAAGGCATCCGCCTGCTGCATCAAGCGCGCGGTCTCGGCATCGTCCTGGGCGCGGATCGCGGCGATCGCGCTTTGATAGTCGCTCACCCAACCATCGAGGCCCGTAGAGCGGATGTGGCGCTGCGCATCCGCTGCTTGCTTCGCATAGTTGGTTTCGAGGTCCTGGATGCGGGCGAAGCGTTCAACATCCTTCTGCGCGTCCTCATCCTGCTGCAACTCCCACTCCCCTTCGAGAGCTCCGAGCTTCCGGATCGCCTCTGCCTGTGCAGCGGCGTTCGCCAGGGAGCGCTCATCTCCGGTAAGGCTGGTGTTGTTCTGCTGCACCTTCGCATAATGCTCGACATCGATCTTTCCTGCACCCTCCGGCATCGCCTCGATCTGCGCGCGGCTCACCGTCTCGGTCATCTTGCGCTGCAGCTCCACGGTGCGCTCGCTCATTTCGGCGAAATACTTCGAATTCAACTCCTGCACTGCAGACGGGATGCGGGCGGCTTCATGCATCCCGATCAGCCGCGTGGTCAGTTCCTGGGTATCGAACTTCAATTTCAGAGCCGCTTGTTCCTGGCCGGACATATTGGCGAGGATCGCTTCATGCTCCGAGTGCATGATCGCGAGCTTCTGTTCCAGTGCCGTCTTGGCATTCTCCTCTTTATCGCGATCGGCGTTGGCCTTGGCCTCTGCATCATCGCGCTGCTTGTTTTTCTGGGAGTAGGTGAGCTCCTCCTGTTGGAGTTTCATTAGCTGTTTGAGGCCGTCGATCTGCGGCTGATAGGTAGTAACGTTGCCTTCAGAGACCGAGCCATGCGATCCGTATGGTTTATCGAGGTCCTTCTGCTTCTTGTTGAACTCGTCGAGCTTCAACTGGAGCGCCCTTCCATAGCTCTCGTCCTCTGCGATGATGCCGCTGGTGTCTTTGGCGGCGTTCAAGTACTTCTGGTGCTCATCCATCATGGTCTTGAGTTCTGCCATGCCTGAAGGCAGTTTGCCCGTGACGAGATTCGCCGCCCAGTTCCCACTCATCTTCTCCAGCACGTCCTTCTGGAACTTGCTGTTTATCTCTTCCAGCTTCGACGCGAGATTGTCCGCGGCGGCCGCCGCTTCGTCCAGCGTTAGCTTCATGGAATTAATTGGCTTGTGTTCCAACTTCGCCTGCTCCTGCTGAAGCTTGTCGATCTGGACGTCGATGGTGGTGTTGAGCCGGCGCATCTCGAGGTCTGTGTCCGCGACCCCTTTCTGCACCTCCCTCGCTCGCTCGCCCCCGAGATCGAACGCTTTGTAGATCGCTTCCCCGGCGCGGTAGGCCACCTCTGCAATCGCGACAAAGGCGATGCCAGACAGCGCCGCATTGATCGTGTTGGTAATGATCGGCATCCGCGACGCCATGGCCTCCAACGCGCGGGGCAGGCGTAGGCCGAACTCCTGCGAGAGCAGGCGCACACCGTCGAGGTTGCTGGCGGCGTGGTGCCCCATCTCGTCTAGTGCCGACGACGCCATTTTGAGCGCGCCCGTCGAGTGGATGCCCAGCTCGCCAAACTTCTGATTAATCCCGTCGATGGCACCTCTGCTGTTGGTCTCATCGACGCGGACCTGGATGGTTACGAAGGACGATTCCGCCATCAGTTGCTCCTTCCGAAGCTGACCTGGCAGCGCTTGCACTTGTTCATGAAGCGGTTGTCCTGGCGCGCGCCGCAGGCCCCGCAGGATGGGTGGTCACGCTCGAACTCGGCGCGGGCACGCTTGACAGCCTGCAGCCCAAGCACATCGCTGCGATCGAGCGCGGCTGGCGGATAGGCGATGCCGCACTCGATCGATGATCCGAGGTCGAGCAAGTACTCCGAGCGGGCGTAGTAGCCAGGCGAGAGCGAGCGCACCGGCTCATCGCACAGGATTCGTTCGCGCTCTTCGTCGCCCACCTTGCCCAGGATGTCCTTCACATCCTCGGCGAAGTAGCTCTCTTCGAAGAGTTCGCGGATGGCCAGCGCCAGCCCATCCGCATCCCGCTCGACATTGATCGCGCCAAGCATTATTCGGCGTCACCTCCGGCGAGCTGCGCGGTGGCCTGCGGTTGGAAGAGTTCCTGCGCCACCATCACCTTGTGCGAGAAGTCCATCTGGCCTACAACGGTGGCGCGCTGTGTGAGCGGGTGGCCGTCGTAGGCATATCCGCCCACGCTCACGATCAGTTCGTCATAGAGCTTCGCCAGCAGGGCGTTGGCGCTGGAGTAGATCGTCTTGCCAGAGCGCGAGCCGCCCACCACGCGGGCCTTGCTGGACTGGTTGGCATAGCGCCGGTGTTGCTCTTCGCTGGGCGACTGAAGCACATGGCGTAGCCGCTCGAAACGCTGCATCGCGAAACGCGTGTTCTCTCCGAGATCCTCGGCGACCGGGACCGCCGACCAGGTCGCGTCCAGCTCGACGACTTCGCCCTCCGCGTGGATCAGCAGTTCATCGGACGGCTCGGAGATCCGCGCGCCGGCTAGCGCCTCGCCCAGCTGGATGCGATGCTGCAGCGGGATCTTCTTCTTCCAGCCCGGCAGGCTCATCAACTCGATGCCGCCAGACACCTTATAGCCCTGCGCGTAATCCAGCACGGCCTCGGCCAGCGCAATGCGGGGACTTGTGGTGTCGATGGTGGTGATGCGCTCTTTGCCGGTCTGTTCGCTGGTGACGACGATGCCGGCAAAGTAGTTGAGCCAGTCGTTGTCCTCGATGCGGCGGCAGCCGAGGACGAACTGCTTGCCGCGATCGTTGAGGACGATGACGCGTGGGGCCGCGAGATCGAGAAGAGCTTCAGTGTTGGGCTGTACTTCAGTGGCTTCAGACATAGGGATTCCCTCGGGCTGGATTTTGAGTTCTGGGCGCTGCCAGGGTGAGGGACCCTGTCTTTCTCCAAGCTCCGCGCAGGTCTGCGGTGCTTGCACGGCGGCGAAGGGGTGCCACCGGTACTTCGTACCGTCCTGGACCGCTCGCGCGGTGAAGACGGGTGACGCAGAAAACCTAGCGCGGGTTCGGGCCGGCAATGGCCCACTTCACCTTCGACTCTTCGAGCACAACAAAGACATCGGAGACGGCGGTCTGGGCGATCCAGCCCTGGTCGAACAGCCATGCCTGCAGCGAAGCCGTCACACGCTTCGATTTGCCGCCGTGAAAGAGAAGAGTTTTCATTCGGTGCCTCCAAAGGGAAAGATAAAAAAGCCGGAGCCGCGCTCCCAGGTACGCCGCGGCTCCGGTGCCGAAACTTATCCAGCCACCAGAAACGCCGGCTGGCTGTCGATGTTGAAGGCGCTGATCGCGGCCGTCGCGCCGCTCTGCAGGCAGGTGGTCTCGTCGAGCGAGAGCTGCCACATCACCTTGTCCTCTGTATTGCTGAGCTTGTTGGCCTTGAAGTAGCACAGCGGGAAGGTGAAGCCAAAGCCATAGGTATTCGCCGGGTTGGTCTGGATGGTGACGGCGAGCAGCTGCTGGTTCAGGAACCAGCCATTGACGTCGTCGGTGGCGTTGGCGGCGAGCGTCATCTCAACCGAGAACTTGATCTGGCCACTCGCGTTCTATCCCGCCGTGAGGCCATCGCCCGCGGACTGGAACGGCTTGGTCTGGCGATCGATCTTGATGTGAGCGCCTTGGTGCGGCCGATGAAGGAGGCGAGGCTTCCACCCGAAGGCGTGATCGACACCTGGATGTCACTGCCCAGCAGATAGTTCGCTGCCACCAGTGCCGGCAGAGATCCGGAGAAGGCAGTCGCGTTCCACTTGCCCGTGCCGACCATGTCCAGCGAGGCCGAGACCGAGCCGCGTTCCGGCACCGTGAGCGAGAGGCTCGATGCCGACATGTCGATCAGATGGTACTTCTGGTCCGCCGTCTCCTGGATATATATCGTGGTGGCCGGCATGGTGGCCGTCACGTTGGGGATGGTGAACGTGTGGGTGTAGGGCCCAGCGCCGGTGTCCGTCTCCTGGCCGAAGATGAGCGCGAACATCCAGCCCAGCAGGAAAGAGTCGGCCTCCGACTGGAGCGTGCCTTTGACGTCCCATGCGGTGGTCTGCTGGTTGGTGGCGAACTCGCTGCCTTTGCCGGCCGCCATCTGGTCGGTGCGGTTGCTGCGCACCATGCTGAAGACGGTGGAGGGGTTGAACCGCTGCGAGACGGTCAGGGCGGTATCGGCCAGCGCGGTGCCCCAGGTGGTCTGCACCTTGGGACTGAGAACGAGGAGCCGGGATGCCTGTTTTTGTAGGAATAAGGACATTTACTTCGTCTCCTTCGGGGTAGCTGTTTTCGCGGGTGGCGCGGCGGCGGCCGCTGCCGGCTGCACAATCTCAAAGAGCGGGTTGCCGTCTGCGGTGGTGTGATCGCGCAGCAGCATGTCCCACTCAAAGTTCGCGACCTTCTGCGGCGCGTTGTCCGCGGGGAAGGTCACACTGACGCGGCCGTTCGAGACGCGCAGTGGGCCGCTCTTGGCGAACGCAACGCCGGCGACTGTGAGTTGCACCAGGCAGAAGTCGGGACCCATTATGACCCTCCCACTCCGGCATTGGTGCCGGGGAACTGTGCCAGACCAGGGACTTCAATGGCGACCCCGTAGGCGATGCCGATCTCTTCGACTGGCAGCGGGTCGATCGACTTCAGAGTGATCGGCTCGGAGATGTCGCCCGAGGGCAGCGTGATGCGCGCGCCGGCGATCAGGCCGCACACCTGGTCGGCGAGCTGGGCGGAAGCGTGGGCCTGTGCCGCGATGCTTTGCAGATTCTGGCCGGCGCAGAGCAGCATGAACTTGCCCGTCGCGTCGTAGCTGAGCTTCTGATTGTCGAAGGTCGAGCTATAGTCGCAGCCCGCGAAGTAGGTTCGCACGGAGGGCGGGTTCATGATGAGATCGCCATCGGCGTTGAAGTCTTTGTCGGAGACCTCCTGCACATCCACGCCGTTGAGCTGCGCGACGAGCAGAGCAGTCAGCGTCTTCCAAGCCTGGTCCATGGGGAAGGCGGTCTGGCTCATCGCGCACCCACCTTGCCGATGCGGACCATCTTGCCGCCGAGGAACGCGGCGAAGCCCTCGGCGATGCGCTGCGGATCCTCCGGCCGGAAGACCAGGAACGGCCGCGGCGGAATGTTCTGGTGGCGGGTATGCGCGCCGACGCGGAAGCGGCTGGCATTGTCCGGGCCTTGGGCGCGTATGTGGACGGTGCGCGCGCGGCCATCCTTGCCGGTGCGCTTCTCGGCGCCGTACTGGCGAAACTTCTTCACGCGAAGGCTGCCATGCTCTGCGACATTGACCTCGCGGCCCGCGATCTTCGCCTGCGGTCCAATCCCTGCGCCAGCGCGATCAGTGGAGCCGAACTGATGTACAGCGGCATAAGGCACGTTGGTGCCGACGTTCAGCGCATCCTGGGTATAGGAATAAGAGATCGAACGGAAGAGGCGGCCACTCATGATTAGCAATTTGTGGCCGCTGGTATAGCCCTTCTTCTTGAGCGTGGAGAGGGCCAGCTTTGGCCAGGAGCCATCGGGCGATCCCTCAGCGCGGAAGGTGCGCGCGATCGAGGTGACCATGATATCGCCGGCAATGCGCAGCAGCGGCCCTTTGTCGGCGACGGCAGTGCGCAACTCTCCCAGCCCAACCCGGACGGTGCCTTCATCGACAGTGGCAGTGATCGGCATTTAGACGAACCCCTTGATGTCGCACTCTTTGAAGCGCAACCCGTCGTGGCAGGGCAGCACCGGGCCGGCCGTGGTGGACTGCGGCGGAGCGCCCGTGGGCTGGTCCAGCGTGGCTTTGCCGGTGGAGATGTCCTTCAGCAACGCCACAGCATCCTCGTAGCGCTGGCGGACCTCGTCGCTCATCTTGTTCGGACGCCGCGACCACAGCAGATATACGGCGATGTCGCGCGCAATCGCGGTCACCTCGGCGCTGGTCTGCAGCGGTGTGGCATAGCGGCCCCGGCAGTAGCCGTCGACCTTGCCCGACGCCTCGTCGAGCACACCGCTCACCACCGTCGCGTTGGGCGAGCCAACGTTCGCATCGTCGGTCAGCTGGGTTAGCTGGGCCGTCGTGATGCGCTGCAACAGGTCGGTCTGGGTGAGGTACGCCATCGTCGTAAGCTATGTTCCTGAACGTAGTGCGTGAAGATGATCGAAATGCTTGACTACTTCGCGACCGCCAGGATCGCGGCCACGAGCTCGTCTTTGGTGGCCGCCTCTTCGACGAAAATGCCATGCGCGGCCACATACTCCTTCAGCTCCGCGACTGTCATCTTGCCGATGGTGGATGCGCCCAGGGCGACGGGTGAGGCAGCGACACTCGCGGCGGCCGCAAGCTTTGCCGCGCCGGTGGAGATGACCTTGAGATCGAGAAGCGTCTCGGCCTCTTCCGAAGAGAGGGTAACGGTCGAGCCTGGACGGTATCGTTTGCCGGAGTGCAGGAGGTTGCGGACAACGGTGTATTTCTGGTCAGCCATGGGTGGTGCTCCTCTCTTGAAGAAGGGGAGCGGACCGAAGTGACCCGCTCCCCTTTTGCTACATGCTGCGTTTGATACGCGGCAATGGCCGCCTCGTTGAACTACTCAGCTGCCGGGAACGCCGGGAGAGGCTCATACGTCGGCGCCGCACAGCAGTTGGTGAAGGTGTAGAGCGTCTCAGGAGCGGTGAGGCGCATGTCCCAGTACCAGTCGGTGGAAACCAGCGTGGCTTTGGCGCTGAGCGGGTACTTCGGCTCAGTGATGACGCCATAGCCGTCCACTGTCTCCGGAGCGGCGGTCCAGGTGAAGGTCTTCACCGAGGAGAGATCGTTCTGGTCGCTGACATCCTGCACATAGGCAAGCACCGCATTCTGGCCCCAGACGTAGCTCACATTGTCGCCCTTGTCGACCTGGACGGCCGAGGCGCGGACGCACTTGATGCCGAGCACACGGGAGAGGCCATCCATGTCGATGGGAACACCCGGCGTGGTGTTCACGAACCGGGCCACGATCTGCGGGTTCACCAGCAGCGCATCCGCGACCGGGTCGCCGAGGACCAGAATATTGGGAGCGACGCCGGACTGGCGCGCGATCGACTTCGCATAGACGATGTTCTGGATCGGGGTCGATGCAGCGTTGTCCCACATTGAGGTACCGCTCAGCGCGACGGTCGTACCCTGGCCAACCACCAGCGCGGCGAGCGCCACTTCGCGGTCCAGCAGCAGTTTGTCCATCACCTGTCGGGCCGCCTTGGCAATCTCGGAGAAGCCGTAGCCGAGTGCGAACTGCTCGGACTCGAACGGGATCTCCGCAGCCAGCGCGCGCGACTTGCAGAAGTAGGTTGCCGTGGAGAAGCTCGACCGGATCTTGCGGGGCGCATCGCCCGGAGCGCGCAGCGTCGATCCGTCCAGACGGAGAGCGTCGCGGCCATGGATCACATACTGGAACGTCTGCCGGTCCATCGGCACGCGGGGGGCCAGGAGATCGCCAATCAGATCGTTATTGCGGTACTGCTTGGCGAAGTTGGAGGCCGCCACGTTGAGTACGCCGCTCTGCGGACCAATTGCAAATGCACCCATGATCTAACTCGCTTTCCTTCGCGCCCAGGCGAAGTTGGGATTCGTGAAGCAGGAACGCCGGCGCGATGTCTTGCGCCGGGCTGAAGGTTTAGAGGACGGACGGCAGAACGAAGAGAACGAACTCATCGCCCGCGGCGCTGGCGCTGGACTTGGCATAGCCGACGATGTTCTCGCCACCGCCTGCGGTGCCGGTGACCGGAATGAGCTGGCCGACATTGTTGGTCTTGACATACTGACTGGCCGCGATGGCCGCGCCTGCGATCGCGATCGCGTCGCCAAACTCAACGCAGGCGAGCGGATCGCCGGCGGCGACGGTCGCTTCCTCCTGTATGCCGCGGCAGGCCACGTTCGCCGTAGAGGAGACAGCGAGATAGTTATCGCCGGTGCCGCCCTGCACCAGGGCGAGGCCACGGCCCTGGTTCGCGCCCTGCGCCTGAAAGCTATCCTTCTTGGACCATCCGAGAGTGCGTGTCGCAACATTTGCCATACATCACCAAACCTTTCGCGCTGCAAACTTTCCTAAACCGCTGGACCCTAAACAGTGCCCCTTGACTAGGCCGCGCCGGCCGCCGCACTGCCGGGCTTCACCAGCTCGGGGTTCGCGCGCTCGACGATGGCCGCGGCTTCCAGGTAGGCGACGCCCTTGTGCTCCTGCATGTAGACCTGGATGGCCTCGGCAAACTGCACCGACTTGTCATTGACAGCCATCCGGCCAGCGTTCACGCTGCCGATAGAGGTGACCTTCGCGCCCGCGCCCTGGCCGGTATAGACCTCGCCCGCGGGAACGATCTTCTGCTGGGCTTCGAGGAAGTTGACGAGGATGTCGAGCGGCGCCAGGCTCTTCTTCTCTGCGCCCTCGCCAAACTCAACCACCTGCGTCACCTTCGCCAACGCAGCGAAGACGGCGGGAAGGCCCATCTTGGCGTAGGCGGGGATCCACTTGCCGGCAGCCTTCAGCTTGGCCTCCGCGGCAGTGGCGCGTGCGGTGATTTCGCTGGTAACGAGAGTCGTCTCGCGTGCGGCGAAGGTGGCCTTCGCTTCCTTCAGCTCGGCCTTTAGCGGAGCTACGGCTACCGTGACAGCTTCGGCGGCAATGCGCTTCACATCGGCCTCGGTGAAGGTTGCGGTCGCGGAGCTGGCAGGTGCCTGCTTGAACTTCTCATCGAAAAACGCCTTCAACCGTTCGAACAACGTATCTTCAGCAGCCATTGCATTCTCCTCAAAATCAACCTTCACTACCGAACTCGATGCATCGAACTTGCAATCCGCCAGACCTTTGACCGCCGGAGCCGCCGCGCCCAGGAATGCGACGTGGTCGAGGTTCCAGCCGGAGTCGCGCTTGACCAGGCCAACCGAGCGTTTGGGGAACTGGCGGCTTTGCACCATCTCCTCAAAGGCCGGGACCACGTCCTTCAACTTGCCCAGCAGGACGTTGCCTTCGCGCTTCAGCCCTTCCCACCATCCCCATGCCGGCGCTTCTCCGGTTGGGTGTCCGATCGTGGCCGGGGCCTCTTCAAACTCCGGGTTGCCGCTTTGATAGTTCGCGACCACCTGGTCAAGATCGCTGGTGGTGAACTCGCCCTGCTCATACTTCCCGGCGCGGAAGAGTTCGATCCACTGGTTCGCAAGCTTGCTCACAGCCTGGAGCATAAAAGGCCCGCCGCGATCTCTATGCGAGAGAGAGCCATGCAACATGCGTGGCCGCGCAGACGCCACTATGCGGCCACGGGAAACACCTTCGCGAAGCCTGGCGTGGGCACCTTCAGCATGGCCTCAATGGGCAGCCGCGCATAGCCTGGCTCGCCTGCGCCTTCGGGAGCTTCGCTGGCCAGCAGCGCCACCACGATGCATCGGCAGTTGAACCCGTTGGGCGGATAAATCTTGTTCCATACGGGGTCCTGCGCGCGCGCCGCGAAGTAGTCGAGCACTGCATGCTCCGGACGCACGCGGTCGTCGCCAACCGTCATGTATTGCCAGAACGGCAACGCGTCGACCACGTCGGGATCGGTCATCTGCTCATACCGGCCTAGCGAGTAGGCCTTCTGCATGTTGGTGCTGAAGACGGTATCGAGCAGGAAGGCGTTGATCTCCTGCACGCCGGCGTCCGAGGTGAGGCGCGCGACAGCCGCGTCGAAGTCCTGCCTGGAACCGCCCTTCTGCAGCACGTCGGCGAGCTCGTCGCGGATCTTCGCGATCAGCCGCTGATCGCTCACGCCCGCCACGGTGAAGGCGTCGCGCTTGTACTGCGCCGACAAGCCGTCGTAGGTGGCCTTGGTGACAGGCGTGAGGTTGCGGAGATAGTCGGCCGCATCCGTTGCCGGCAGGTTCAGCGAGAAGCCGGCCGTGACGTCAGTGGCATCGTCGAAGCGCACGCCGCGATGGTGGGAGTGGAAGCGCGAGCTGGTGGCGAGCTGGACCCGCTTGCCGGTCTTGCGATGCACTTCGCGCACGATCTGCGTCCGGCCCAGCAGGTTCGCCGCCGCCATGTGCGTGGCCAGCAGATCGCCCAGGCGGTGCTGCACGGAATGGTCGCGAAGGAGAGCCATCAGGTGAGCTGTCCATTCTGGAGGAAGCCGTGATAGCTCCCGCACATGATTGAGCCTGCGCCGGCCGCGCAGGTGTGACCCGCCTTGTCGACTGTGATGTTTGGCGGCTCGCCATGCCGGATCCAGCAGCGGTGCAGGCGATCATTCGGCATCGTGCAGTTGCTGGCGCGCTGATCCCCAACTGCTCTCGGGGATCCACTGCGCCAGCGTGACGGAGGCCGGCACGCCCCACTTGCGCCCGGAGGCCTGCGCTGCGGGAACCACCGCCTTCAGTCTCGCCATCTGCTCCGCGCTCGCCACCTGGATCTCCTGACGGGAGCCAGCCAGACTCAACCCATGAGGCTGAATCTGGCTATCCCGTATTGCGCTCTGGGCCCACCCACATCTCCTTTCGAGAGAGTGTGAGTTGTCCGCCTGTCAAGGCTGAGTTGGAGAGTAAAGTCGCGCCGATTGCGCGCGGACAGAAAGAGCGCCATGCGACGAGCGTGGCCGCTAACGGATAGGTGGGGCGTGCAGTACGATCACCGGAACGGGATGTCCGTGGGCCGTCTCTTGCCTGGCTGCGAGCAGCCCGGCGCCGAAGACAAGCGCGAACTTGAGAGCGAGGGCGATATGGCAGTGATGGTAATGATGCATGGGGAAGCCTCCTTGTTGACAAGGAGTATCGGCCAGGCCAGTACCCACCCCCTAGCGAGAGAGAACGAAGCGGCGAGCGCGCGCTCAGCTCTTCGAGATCAGCACCTCGGCCGCCTTGGTCGGCGCGCCGCTCCCGATTGAGTAGCCCACCTCGACCGCCGCGACCTTGAAGCGGTGCTGCCGGCAGAGCGCCCACACCTCTTTGCAATCGTCGAAGCTCATCAGGAAGCTGCCCTGGATCTTCGCCAGCAAGTCGAACAACTCCGCGCGGCGATCTTCGTTCAGCGCTTCGTACCGCCCATTCGCCTGGAAGTGGACGTATGGCGGATCGAGATAGAACCACGTCGACGGCGAGTCGTAGCGCTTGAGGATTTCTGCGAAGTCGCGCTGCTCGATCAGCACGCTGCGCAGCCGGGCGGCTGTTTGGTCCAATAGCCCGCGCACCTGGTCGAGCGGCCGCTTGATCGGCGAGCGGTCGCAGGCCTTCGCGTTCGAGCTGGCAAAGTGCTCGCCCTTTGCGCCGAAGCTGTACCAGGCGAGATAGGCGAAGCGCAACGCACGCTGCAGCTCATCCGAATCATGAGACGCAACAGCCCCAGCCGCGCGCAACTCTTTGAAGCGGCCGGCGTGGATTAGCTCCTGCTCGAACAGCTCGGCCAGCGCCGCCGGCCGGTGCTTGGCCACGCGGAAGAAGTTGATGACATCGCCATTGAGATCGTTCATGATCTCGCGCGGCGAAGGCGGCTTGGCGAAGAGCAGCTTCGCCGATCCGGCGAAAACCTCAACGTACGTGCGGTGTGCCGGGATCAGCGCCAGCAGCCGCTTCTTCAGCGATCGCTTGCCGCCAGGCCATGCAAAGGGGGATCGTGGGCTCGTCATCTTCCGCAGTGTCGCTCCAAACAAAAGCGAATACAAGGCGAAAGTTATTTAGTAGCCCATTGCCTTGAGCTGCGCTTCCAGTTCCCGGAGCTTCAGCTGCTCGGCGCGGATCGCGTTGGTGAGGGCGCGGATCTCATCCAGGGTGGTGAACTGATCGCTGTGCTCCCAGTGCGTCCCGATGAAGCGGCTGTCCACCGGATCGCCCGGAAAGGCCAGCAGTGACGGATCGGTCAAGAGCCTTCGCCCGGTACTGACCAACAGGTTCCCAAGCAGGCTCGCCTTCGCGGTCAGTGCGCCCAGGGATTCTTCCGAGGCGCGGCGATCACGCGTGAGCCGGCCTAGCTGATTGAGCTTCTCTTCTTCAGACATGACATAAACCATAGCCCCACAAGTATGTGGGCGGGCAAACCGCCCGCGCAGCGAGAGCGCACCAGGTCGAGAGCGTGAGCCAGCGCGGCACCCCTCAGAACGCGGCGGTTTAGAAGGGGAGTTTGATCGCTTTGGTCAAAGCGAGCAAGAGCTGGCTATCGTTCAGCTTGCCTACCTCATCCGTAGTGGGTTCGCCAATCGCGCCCTCGTACACAACCAGGTCAGTCGGATCGGCGGAGTAGATCGTCTTGCCGTTCCAATCGATGATGACCACCTTGCCACCCGTGCGCACGACTTTGTACATGGCTCGCTCCTGTCCGCAGAATACACACCCGCACCGTTGCATACCGAGGAAGAACGCACCATGCCGCGTGCGTGAGCTGTTGGGCGTACCATCGGCGGATGACTGACCCCAGAGCTTCCCCGGTCCCGGAATCCCCCGGTGCCGCCATCCTGCGCGTCATGGTGAGCGTGCTGGTCGATCGTCCCGCCCCGATCGCCGCCGTCGAAACCGAGGGCCGCACCGTCTTCACAGTCCACCCAGACCACTGCGATATTGGCAAGCTCATTGGCAACCAGGGACGCACCGCCAAAGCCATCCGCACCCTGCTGAACGCCATCGGCGCCGCCGAGGGCCGGGACTACCAGCTGGTCATTGCGGACAGTCCTCGCAAGCGCGAATAATCCAGGGAGAGCGGTCCATACCGCGAGCGCGGCTACTTCACTACTGGCGCCCAGTCGCTCTCCCAGTCAAGTCCATAGTTGTTATCTCTAAAATCCTTTGGGTCGAATGCGGTAAGGGTCAGGGTGTCCACCTTCAACTGATCGAACGCAATTGCCTCATCTATCCGGGTAGTCGTATGCGGGCTTTGGAAGGAAACCAGGACGCAAGGGATCCACTGAAGGGGCGTCTTCGCGAGCACCTGTGCGCCAATCGCGGATGCAGCATCCATCTGCTGCTTTGGCGCCCTGCCGACGGCATAGAAGTAGACATAGTAACTGGAACTGTCGTCGACCTTGAGCATCTTGCATCCGGACCTGCAAAGTTGCCGTGTCTGTGGGAGTAGCGAGGCAAGCGCCTCGAACGTGCCGCCCTTGTCCGGCGTGAATTCGACGCTGTCGACGCGCTCAACCGGATGAAGCCTCGATCCGCTCTCGTCCAACCGATAGCTGACCTGCATGCGAAACTCTATGCCACCGAACCGCTTCGAATAGACATCGTCAACGCGTCCCACGACCGCTTCGACCGACCTCCTCCTTGATTCGGGATCGTATCCCAGCCGCGACCAGATCATTAAAGGCGCTCCTATGGCCCCGACCACCTAGGCCCGCGTCTGCCCGATGAATGGCGTAACCGAGGTGGGTTGCTGGGCGAAACTAGGCGCCGTCGTCATCGCGGCGATGAGGATGAAGCTCTTCATTTGCATTCTCACTTCCTCTTGGGGGTGTGGGGTTGGCCGATCCAGCAATGGATACGCCCGTGGATCGCCCATTTGTTCGAAACGTCGACAGGCTGGAGGCGCGGTTCGAAGGCGGGGTTGCCAGCCATGAGGCAATAGATCCCTTCAACCCTTTGCAGGATTTTGATCGTCATGTCGCCTTGCTCGTCGGACGCAGCAACGATATGGCCGACATTCTCCTCCAGCGGCCTTTTTCTTCGGTCGATTACGACGAGGTCCCCATCGGCGATCCGCGGGGCCATCGACGAGCCCCTTACGCGCACCGCAGTGAAATACGCGCAGTCTGCGGCATCTTTAAGGGGAATCGCGATGTGACCGTCGAACTCATGCTTGTCGGGAGACAAAGGGCCGCCCGCTGCAATCGCTCCTTTAAGTATTGGAACGAAAAGCAAGTCTCCGTCCGCGTAGGAATAGACGGTCTTGTAGGTACGAACCTGCTGTTCGATCTTTGGCAGGTCAACGCCCGCATGGCGAAGCCAATATTCACGCTCGCCCGGCTGTGCGTGCTCCGCGATGCGCAGAACAACAGGGATCGGAACGGGCCGAGCGTTCCGTTCCCACTTGGCTAACGCTGACTGATCCACACCTAGCATTGCCGCAAATTCTGTCTGGCCATGAGATCCCCGCAGCTCTTTCAATCGAGGCCCTAGCCCGTCGACGGACGTCGTCTTTCGGACTTGAGTCATATTTATGTTGACAGCGTAGGACTATTGTCCTAGCATCCCTTTCGTGAGCAAAGTAAGGTTTTCTCCGCGATTGATACCGTCCCCAGAGAATAGCAGCGCGATACCTGTCGAGGTAGAGCAGGCTCTCGAATTCGTTGGAATTTTCAGTCGCGTCGCCGACAAAATGGGTCGCAGCCCGCACCATGTGCTCGAAACAGCCAAGGGTCGCCGCCAATCAAAACCAGTTCTCGACGCCATCGTTGCCGAGGTTCGCCGGATCAATTCATTCGGTGCCGCGCGCCGCGGAAAGAAGGCGGCATGAAACCACTCATCGAGCGCAAGTGCCGTGGATGCGATGTCGTCTTCGCCACACGCAACACGCGGCGCGAATACCACAGTGAGACTTGCCGCAAGCACACCTGGGAACTCGAACACCCAAGGGTTGCGAAGCGGAAGCGTCCAGCCGTGCCGCCCTCCGGATCGGTCTGTCTATGTGGCCGCCCGGCCCGCGTTGGCGACAAGTGCGTGCTGCATGATCCCGCGCGCAAGGACCGCCTGGAACGCAAGAAACTCATTGCCCAAATAGCTGCTGGCTCGTTGGAGGAGCTGCGCGGGTTTGCCGGGTTGTGCGCGGACCTGCCTGAGTTCGGCGCAGAGTGCATTGTTTGCGGGTACCCATGTGCCTACCGTGGGGACAAGTGCGCGCGATGCGAACCCGCGCGACTGGAATACCTATCGCGGGCCACTTTGATTGTGCGGATGGCGGCAGATATCGGGCAGGGCGAACTGGAGTTTCTCTACAACATGTTCGGTTCCTTCGGATACATCTCCAACCTGATCGACCATGTTGAGCGCCACATCCCGGCGGACTTTGAAAGAGAAGGTAGCGGGGAGTGGCTCGATGCCAAATGCGACGCAGACGACCGCGCCGAGCTTCACGCCAAGTTGAACCAACCGCGCCAACAAGAAAAGGAGAAGAACCCATGCCCCGCGCCATACCAACCGCCATGCCCACCCGCCAATGCCAGCGTCCCGGATGCGCCAAGCGCGTCCGCGACGATGCCGACCGCTTCTGTTCCGTCGCCCACGATCTCGCGGACCAGGCGGACTGGCTCGCTGAGAAGCGAGAGAAGCGCCAGGCCAGGGCAGCAGCCGCAAAAGTCCGCCGCGCCGCCTGACGCCTCCGCGGATCCAGCGAAGGCAGGTGAGGCATGAGCATTCTCCTCCGCAAAGGACCGCGATCGGCTTTCAAGGTGCTGTGCGTCGCCTGCCCATTCTGCAACTCGACGACGATGGTCCTGCGTCCCGCGGCCCACGCGGACATCCTGACATGCCCCGTCTGCGCCAACTTGCTCTTGTCCGATGAGTGCCTTCCCACCAGGAGGCGCAGCGCATGAGTACAACCCCCTCCACCGGCATTGGCGCGACGCTGCGCGCGGAGCGCTTGAAGCGCAAGCTCACCCAGGGCGACATCCAGGCGCGCACGGGCATTCACCATACCTACCAATCGCAGCTGGAAAACGGCTACACCACTCCCACGCTAACCACGCTCCAGAAGTATGCAGATGCCTTTGGCTTCGAGCTGGCCATCCTCTTCGAAGACCCCGCCGCGCCGAAGCCGTCCGCCAACTTGCCCACACTGAACGCCGCCGACATCGCCTTCCTGGTCGAGATCCAGCGCCACCGCCTGACCCCGCCGGAATGCCGCAGGCTGCTCGCCCTGGTGCGCCGGCTCACAACAAAGGCGGTGGCTGCGTGAGCGTCTGGCTCTCCAAAGACGAGGTCTGCGCGCTTACCGGATGGTCTGAGCGTCACTTGCGACGGCTTGCCGTTGCCGGTTCAGTCAGCATCCGCGACAGCGCAACGCTGGTGTATCGCGGGCACGCCGCGAAAGAGTTTGAGTTGGCCAGCCTTCCCGCCGAGGCGCAGGCCAAGTATCTGGGCGGCAGGAGCGCGCGGACCGCAGCGGCGAAAACAAGCCCTCTCCAGGTCAAATCGCCGCTTGCGTTGACCCCGCTCTTCGACGACGAGACAGAATCTCCCGTCGAGGCCACCCAAATTACCCGTCCCGTCCGTGTGGCGCTGCCAGCGGCCGCCCAGGCCGAAGCGACGAAGCGGCTGGCCATCCTGAAGCCGCTGATCGAATACCTCGAAGCGCCGATCGCCGGGCGTGACCGCTTCCACCAGTTGCGCCTGGCGAGCGGCACGCCCGTCACGAACTCCGACGCGCTCGTGAACTACCTGGCCGAGCAGCATGGCATCTCCGCCCGCACCTTGTGGCGCTGGAAGAAGCGCTTCGACGCGGATGGGACATTCGCCCTTGCGCGCAAGCCACAGGCTGGCAAAGGGCAGTCGACCTGGGCGGCGGCGAACCGCGCGCTCGCGGATCTCGCAGCGCTGGTCTACATGGGCAACTCCGAGCAGCCGGCCCAGAGCATGACCGTGGCCTATGAAGAGGTTTGCGCGCGCGCTCAGGTCCTTGGCATCCCCGCGCCGAGCTACAAGACGATCCGCGCTTTCCTCTCCAACCCGAACGAAGTCTCGCCCTCGATGCGCACCTTGGGGCGCGATGGCCGCAAGAAATACGACGCCACCTTTGCTCCCTACATCACGCGCGGCTACACCGAGCCGGCCTACTCGATCATCGTCTCCGACCACATGATCCACGACGCCCTGGTGCAGAATGACCTGTTCGGCGCGCGGGACCTTGCCCACATGCGACTGCGCATGACCACGCTGCTCGACTACCGTTCGCGGTATGTCGTCGGCGTCTCCTGGTGCGAGGAAGGTTCGAGCCACTCCATCAAGCGCGCGCTGCTGCGCGCCTTCACGCGCTATGGACTGCCCGAGGCCTTCTATTGCGATAATGGCAAGGACTACCAGAAGGTGGCGCGTGGGGCCCAGCGCTATGAGATGGAAGCGATGCAGCGTGAGGCCGCTCTCCGTATCCAGGAGGTCACTGCGCTGCAGGACAGCGTGATGCGCCGGCTGAATATCCCGACCACTTTCTGCACGCCCTTCCATCCCCAGGCAAAGCATATTGAGCGCTACCACCGAACAGTTCATGAGCGCTTCGACTGCGCCTTTGTGACCTACACGGCCGGCGCGCCACATCTGCGCCCGGATGCCGCGACCGCCGCGCTTGCGCGCCACGGCAAGCTGCTACAGATGGGCCAGACGCGGCAACGCTCGCAGCTTCCATTGGCCAGCGAGTTTATCCAGATGTGCGAGGCGTGGATTGAGCAGTGGTACCACCGGCGGCCGCAGGATGGCCACGGCATGGAAGGCCGCTCTCCTGCCCAGGTCTTCGCCGAAGAGATGACGCCAAACGTGCGCCCCTGCCCCGAACCGGCGCTGCTGGCCATGCTGCTCTGTGAGCGTGTGACCCGCAAGGTGATGAATTGCGAGATCCGGCTGGATGGCGCGGAGTTCGTTCCCGACCTCTCCGACGCTTGGGCCAACCTGCAGATGCATGAGCGCAGCGGCCGCGAGGTAGTGGTGGCCTACGATCCTCTCGACCCGATGTACGCGGCGGTGCTGGATGAGGACTTGAACTTCCTCTGCCGTGTGCAGCGCAAGGACCTGGTCCGCTTCTCGCACGACGACGACACGCGGACCCAGGTGCAGAGCTTCATCTCGAACCGCAACGGGCTTCGTAAGGCTGTTCGCGAATCGACGCAGGCGTTGAACCGCCGCGTGCGCGGCGCCGGCTACATGACACGCGAGGAGCAATTGCGCGAGATGGCCCAGTTGCCCCGCGCTGTAGGCGAGCAAATCGTCCAACGGCCGACTTCACCAGCCACGGATACAGATCTGAAGGCGACCCACAGCGAGGACAACGCCGCCAGGTACCTGGAGAACTTGAGGAGATCGCATGGCTCTGTCTAATGTACGTAGGGCCGAACTGGCGAAACTCACACTGCCCTCCGATGAGGACACGCGTAAGCGGGCGCAGATCCTGATGCAGCGCTCGGGGATGACCACGCCGGAGCTGTCCCAGCAGATCGGGTATGCGCCCAGCAGCCTGGGCGTCTACCTCCACGCCAAATACGGCAACGCGCTGACCGCCAAGCACGATGGCTCCGAGAACACACGCGCGATCCGAGCCGCCATCAAGGAGTATGCCGACGCCTGGGAGGCCGCGCAGCCAAAATTTGAAGTTGTGCCCGCGCACCGGACGAAAGACTTCCTGGACGTTCGCCGCTGTTGTATGAACGCGCTCGAACGCGGCTCAGCCTACATCATCGACGGGCCGCCGGGCACGCAGAAGACCTTCTCGCTGCGCGCGACGGAACGCGAGATCAATCAGCTGCCAGATGGCAGCAGGGCCATCTACGTCTATGCCAGAGTTGCGATCTCACCGCAGAACTTCTTGCGCGAGATTTGCGACTCGGCCGGCATCCCCAGCCGCGGCACCATCGATATGCTCATCCGCAAGCTGCGCTTCTTCCTCTGCACAGGGCGCGTGCTGCTGATTGTCGACGAGGCCCAGCACCTCGACCACAAAGGGCTTGAGGTGCTGCGCCAGCTGCTGGACCTGCCGCCGTACTTCGGCGTCGTCCTGGCCGGCTCGCACGATCTCACCCAGCGGTTGAGCCATTGGGAGATGGAACAGTGGCGCTCGCGGGTGCGGCGCACGCTTTACCTCGATGGTCCATCGGTGGCCGAGGCCCGCGCCATCCTGCGCGCCGAGCTGGAGCCGCTGGTCGGCCCGCAGAGCGATGCACAGTGCGATGGCGTGATCGACGGCTGCTGGGCCATCGGCAGCCGCACCCACAAAGACGGCGACAAGCTGAAGCCGCGCAAGTTCAAGTACATCTCGGCCCGCGATCTGTTCTTCACGATCGAGGGGATCCAGCAGCAGATACAAAAGGCCGGCGCGAGCGGCCAGATTCCCGCCGCGCAGAAAGCAGAGGCAGTCGCATGATCACGCTCCGCAGATCCTTCAACCGCAACTTCGATGTAGATCGCTACCTCGACCAGCAGCTCCATCACGGGCGCGGTGTCACTTCGACGCTGCTCACACCGAAGCAGTGCGCCGCGGGTGCCCGGCTCGCACTCGCCGATGAGCAACCGAAGGTCTTCCGCGAAGAGTTCCGGTTCACCCTCCTCTGCGGCGAGCTCGCGACCGAGTTCACCGTGCATTGGAGTTACGACCTGGAGCGCTTCATCGCGCGCGCCGTGGAACTGCCGGGCTGCACCGGCTTCGGCCGCACCGAGGCCACCGCGCTGGCGATGTGCAAGCGCAACGTCCGCAACTGGCTCAGCGCGCGCGGGCAGCGTGGCTGCTTCGGGCAGTTTCATGACCGCTGCCGGCGCCTGAGCGACAAGCTGGAACACAAGCTCGACTCCATCGACTGGATGCGCATGGACATCTGGGCGGGCACCGTCGCCGGCGTCATCCTGCTGAACGTCCTCGCCTACCTGGGCTATGTCGTCGCGGTTGCCTGGTCGACCGGCGCGATCGAGCGGCTGGGCAGATAGCCAACTCAAACCCTCAACCTCAACCCTTCAACCCAAGGAGCCTTATGACGACGCAGAGCGCACTACCCGAACTGGAAGAAGGCACCGGCATCACCCTGACGCGGCACCCCGACGCGATGCCGCCCTCGCCCGAGGAAATCGACGGCCTTGTCGCCGACTACGAGTATGCCCAGAAGATTGCGACCGGCGCGAAGGAGGATCTCGACGCCGCGAAGGAGCGGCTGATCTTCTTCGCGGACAATTTCGGCCACCGTCCCGCCCACGCCGAGCAATCCATCCGCCTGAGCGGGCGCCACAATACCGTCACGGTCACGCGCGGCACCACCGTAACGGTCAACGATCGGGCGGTCGATGACCTGCAGGTCTTCCTCTCCCACAACTCTCTGATGTCGATCCTGCCGCGCCTCTTCGGACGGCAGACCAAGTGGGTTCTGATCGATGGCGCGCGCGACGTATTGAAGACCGTCTCACTGCCGCAGCGCTTCGAGAATAAACTGCTCTCCCTCTTCGGCCGCTGCATCGACGTCAAGACCAAATCACCCTCCGTGAAGATCGAAGTGATCAAGCCGGAGAAGCCCGCGAAGGCCCGCAAGGGAAAGGCGGCCGCCTGATGCGCAAAGCTGCCGCCAAGTCCGCCCTCCAGTTCGCGCTGGCCGGAACGCTCACCCCGAAGGAACACGTCCTCATCGCCGAGCCGACTGCACGATGCGACTTCTATGAGTTGCTCCGTGGATCGAAGAAGCCATGTTGGTTCATCCGGCGCGGCATGCAAGGCTCTCCGTTGACCGAGATCTGCGCATCGCCGCGGGCCGCGTGGAAGTCAGCATACGACCGCCTCCTCCTTGAGTTGAGAAAGGCGGCCGCCTGATGGCAATCGAACTCCTCAACAAAACCGAGATCGACGCGCTGGCGCACGATCTGGCCTATGCGCATTGCGTGAGTGTCATCGAGGGTGGTTGCGTCGAAGTCACCGAGGAACCGGGCGAGACCGATCTCTACGATCTGACTTCCGGCGAGTACATGGCCGAAGAGATCAAGTACCTGGAAGCGCGCGGGCTGCTGGAGCACCATGACGGCAATCCCAACTGGGCGTGGATCCGCGACGAAAGCGAGGGCCTGCCGCTATGAGCATGGAATCCGCAGTCCGCATGGTTTGCGACGGATGCAGTGCGCGCTCGATCTCCTTCGACGGCTCAGAGTCCAACCAGCCGGCGATGGTCGCTGACCTCCGCGAAGTCAAGCGCGTTGGAGCCGGCCGGCGCGGTCCGCACGCCTTCAACTTCAACGACCTTTGCCCTGAGTGCTCACAGAAGCAGGCGGTGGCCGCGTGAGAGACACCGCCCTTCCGATACCGAAGTTCAAACCCGCGCCGGCCGGGATGCGCGAGCCGGAGGAGATGTTCTTCGATCTCAGCTCCTGGCAGTGGATGGGCCGCGTTCAGATCGGGCCTGACCCTTCCGACCGCTGGATCGTGCGCCAACTCGAAGACGGCCAATGGGTGACGATGCGCCGAGCCACCGAAGCCGACAACCTCGCGATCGCCAATGCCGCTCCATGGCCCGACGCGTTCAACGCAATAGGAAAGGTGGCCGCCGATGCCTAAGTGTTTTTACGATAGGTTCCTGCTGGTTGGCAGCATCCTCTTTATCGTCCTCGCCGCGCTCTTCCTCTCGCACGATCACGTTCACGCCCAGACGATCGCGCCGGCCCAGTTCGGCTATCACGGCAAAGCCGTTCTGCCGGATGCCACGGCCACGCCGGGCGACACCGGAACCATGACGGTGAAGCAGCTCTGTGCGGCGACGTTTCACACCGGCACGGTGCGCAACGTGCCCGAGAGTATGAAGCAGAAGGCCTGCAAGGCCTACGGCATCGCGCGGGCCAACTGCACTGGACGGAAGTATGAGATCGACCACCTGATCTCGCTCGAACTCGGCGGCACCAACGACCAGAAGAACCTCTGGCCGCAGCCCTACTTCCCCAAGCCTGGCGCCAAGCAGAAGGATGTGGTCGAGAACTGGCTGCACGCCCAGGTCTGCCATGGGGCGATGACCCTCGAAGATGCGCAACACTCGATCGCGACCGACTGGTATGCGGTCTTCCTCGCCGTCCCTGCCGCTCGTGGCGGAGGCGGCAAATAACCATCACGCACGACTAACCGGGCAAAGAGAGGAACCGACGAATGGAGAAGCGATATTGTGCAGGCGGATGTGGAGCGGAACTGGACCCCGATGGCAAGAACCCCTACAAGTGGGGGCATCGAAATGGCTGCACAAGTTCACCCCCCCCCCCAGCAAATCCCTGGCCAAACGGGAGAAGCCGGTAGTGATCGAGCAGCCCGAACCTGCCACCGATCCGGCCGAGTGGGTCACCTGCGAGCTGCACGTCTCGCACATCGACGAGATCTACAAATTGCTCTCGCCCCAACGCAAAGCCACCGGCATACTCACCGCGCTCGCTGAGAGCGACTAGCAATAAGAGGGACTCCGATGAAGGTGCAGATCAGGCCCGTCAACTCGTACTACAACCTAACGCTCGCGGAGGCGGCGGAGCTGAAGCTTATCGCGGCTCAGCCGTCCCGCGTGCGTCAGGAGTGGCTACGGGGCTATGCCAAGCTGCACGGTACGGAGGCACTGGCCCATCTGTTCGCTGAGTTCATCGGCCTCGCCAACTCGGTTGAGTCGAACGCGCGCGATTTTCTGTACGTCTCCGCCATTGTGGATGGCAACGTTCATCCGCACCACGTCGAGCAACTCAATATGCCCACGATTCTCGGCGCGCTGGCCGGCGTCGCGGTCGCAATCGAGCCAGTCAAGGGGATGTGCGGCAGCTGCGCTTATCGGCTGGGCACAAGTCCCAATCAGTCTGAATGCACAACCCAGGATGCCACCGACGCGCCCGACAATCCCTGGAGGTTCATGTGCCACCACGATCTCGATGAGGATGGCGAGCCGCTCGCCGTCTGCGCCGGATTCGAGCATGTCAGCAAATTGAGGGGAGTTGCCGATGGCCATCGACACTGACTTCGAACGAACGGTCTACAGCTCCGGCGTTGCGCCGAGGCTCGATCTCTTCACGACGTTCGCGGAGAAGGTGCAGATGCGCGTCGACGAGGTCCTCCGCAACGAGAACTGCAAGTGGCCGCTCAGCTATCAGGAAGCCGTCCTGCTGCGCTTGCTGAAGCCACACCAGGGCACGGAGCGGGCGATCGCGCTGGGCGATCTCTGCGAGCGCATGAAGGTGACGCCGCGCGTCGTCAAGGACCTGGTGCAGAACCTGCGCACCAACTTCGTCGGCCAGATCTGCGCCTCGCGCGACGGCGAGGCCGGCGGCTACTTCCTGGCTGCAACCTATGACGAGGTGAAGTCCGCGGCTGCTCCGATGCGCCGCCAGGCTATTGCCATGCTGCGCGTCGTCCGCGCCATGGAAGGCCCGCAACACAATATCGAAGAGATGCTCGGCCAACTCCGGCTTGAGCTGGAGGCACAGTGACCATTCATCGCCATGCCGAGATCTCCCCGTGTGGCCTCTACCGGTATCGACTCGATCGCTGGTGGTCGCCGCCCTCGAATGATCCGCACAAGGGTCGCGTCGGCTTCCTAATGCTCAACCCCAGCACTGCCGATGCCTACGAAGACGATGCGACGATCCGCAAATGCATGGGGTTCGCGCAGCGCTGGGGCTTCAGCGGCATAACCGTCGTCAACCTCTACGCCGTGCGCGGAAAGGACCCGAAGTGGTTGCTCTCTCATCAACGGCTGCGCCTCATGGATGTGGTTGGAGAGCGGACATTCGAACTACTTCATGCTGTCGGTCGCGATGTTGAGGAAGTGATTTGCGCGTGGGGATGCGAATCGGTGACGAGGCGCATGGCCAACTTTCCCGCCCACGCCGATCTCTGCGTCCGCCTGATCTGTGCGGCCCAGGGCCACAAGCCGATGCAGCTCGGCCCGGCAACGAAGACGAGGTCGCCGCGCCACCCACTGATGGCTCCTTATAGCTCGCCTCGCATCCAGTTCGAGGTGCCGAATGCCTAGCCAGATCAACACACGTCACGAGATGCTGCGCGCCGGCTATGAGCGCAAAGGCCAGAGCAATTGCAAGAAGTGCGACGCTCCGATGGAGGGGTGGAAGACCACCAATGGCAAGATGCTGCCCATCAACGCCGATGGCGGTAACGATTGGATGCAGACCGTCCCGCACTGGGCCACCTGCCCGAGCGCCAAGGACTTCAAGGGCGTGCCTGAATCGAAGGCCGCGCCAGCGCCTCCCGTTGCGAAGACCGACCATCGCATCATGCAGCGGCGCGAGACCGCCGTGCGCGCCATGCGGGAGCGCGCCGGTGCCCGCGTGGTGGTGATGGTCGACGACATCGGCACGATCGCGAGTTGGGACCCAGCCGTCCCTGGCGAAGACCTCCGCCATGACCTCATCTCCGCCGGCAACTTCATCCGCAACGAGACAGCGAAGGGAGACAAGACGCTATGAACGTTTTCCTTTGCTTCGGTTGCCGCCAGGCACCCCGGGTGCCCCCGAGCGCCTACTGCGCCTCTTGTAGTGCAACGGCCAATCTCCAAAGAGACGCGTCCGAGCAGTCTTATCTCTCCATTGACTGTCCCAGTTGCCACGCGGGTACTGGATATAAGTGCCGCACAGGTTCCGGAGTCCAGCGTTGTGCCCATGCGACGAGGGAGAAGGCCGCGAAGAGAGCGGCGAAGGAGCACAAGCGATGATCTGCGCCCTCTGCCCCACCGAATGCCAGCAGGCGATAGACGGCCTCTGCCGCGCCTGCCGTCTGCGCAAGGCCATCGGCGATCGCCAGAAGTATTTCTGGACTCCCGAACTGGATGCCGCCCTCCGCCGCGCCTATACCGCGAAGAGCAAAGCCGCCCTCGGCGTCGCGATCCGCGAGCTGATGCGCCGCACCCGCTTTCCGCGCTGCGTCCTCCAGAACCGCGCTCAGGCGCTAGGCATTCGGTTCCACCAGGCACAGCCTTGGACGGCGGAAGAGATCGGCTTGCTGTGCGATCTGGCCGGTGCAAAGCCGCCGCGCGCGATTGCCGGCTTCCTGAGCAACCGTCCCAACGGCCGCAAGCGCACCGCCCTCGCCGTGCGCCAGAAGCTCTTTGCGCTCGGCCTGGGGATCGGCGTGACGGAAGGCTACAGCCGCAACGAGCTTGCGCAGCGCATGGGCGTCCATCATGCGCGCATCTCGCGCTGGATCTCGCAGGGCTGGCTTCGGCTCAACGACCAGGACCGCATCCCGCACGGATCGGTTGAGCGCTTCCTCTGGGACCACATGGAAGACTACCGCTTCGCCGCGTGCGACGACTGGTGGCTGAAGACGATGCTGAAGCCGCTAATCGGCGTGAAGCACGAGTACGACCGCAAACCCGTGAGGAGAGAAGCCGCATGAGAGCGCCAAACAAACAAACCGCACCATTGACCCGCCTGCTGCTGGAGAAGTCCGTCGACTATGCCGAGCTCGAAGAGAACGTGCGCATCGCGCTCAGCGTCCTGCATGAGGATGGCTGGACGGTCAGCCGCGTCGGCCTTACGCTTCCGGTCACTGTCGAGTTCCAAGCTGTGCCGTTGGTCACGCTCGATTTGTCAAAGCGGCTGGAGGCCGCCACCGAGAAATTCCGCGAGGTGCGGACCGAGGTTTGCAGGCTGCGGAAAGAGCGATGGCTGATGGCCGGCTACGGCATCGCCATCGGCTATGGCCTGAACATCAGCGACCTCGGATATTGGTGCGTGGCCGCGATCGGAGTCTGCATGCTCGCGTGGGCTGGGAACTGGCTCAAGGACCGGAAGAAGAAAGGCACCGCATGAGACAGCCGTTCATGTTGTACCCAGAGAAGACGCCAGAGAATCTGGAAACCGAGTATCACCTGATGACGGCGGCACTAATCTTCGCGGCCATTGAGAAATACCCGCGCGATATCGAAGCCGCCTACAAGCAGGTGGACCAGTGGCTGAAGAACTCGGAGGGAATGGCGGCAAAGTCTGCCGTGATCCGCCGCCGCCGCAATGCGATGAAGACACCAACGGAGACAGTCAATTGAAGACCTTCGCCCAGATCGGCACCGAGACTGGCCAGCTCGTCGAGCGCAAGAACGCGGCCTATGGCAGCAGCTTCGCCAAAACAGGCGACTACCTGCGCCTGCTGTATCCCGATGGCCTGCGCCCGGACCAGTTCGACGACGCGCTGCTGTTGGCGCGCGACTTCGACAAGTCCATGCGCATCGCCACCAGCCGGAATGCCTTTGGCGAATCGCCCTGGGAAGACAAGGCCGGCTACGCCATCCTCGGTGTCCACCTCCATCAGGCAGCCGAACTAGCGAAAGAAGAGCGCGCCGGCGCGGAGCTGTGCGGCTATTGCGCCGCGCCGCTGCCCATCGACGCGCCGCGCTGGAGGCCATTCGGTCTGGAGATCGGGCCGCGGTTCTGCACGGTCGCTCATTCCGTCGCCTACAGCCATCGCTCCCGCAGCGTGGAGAGAGGGGAGCGGCCATGAAGATCACAGCGCCCCAGCTCAAGCGCCTCCAGGTCCTTTATGCGCAATACGCCAGCCACGCCCTCGGCCTTACCAATAGCCGCGAGGACCGCCTGCGCTTCGCCTCGGAACGCATCGGCCGTAAGATAGCTAGCTTCTCCGACCTCACCCTCGATGAAGGCATCAAACTCATAGACGGGATACAGCGCGCGCTTGGCGTGGCGCTGCCATCGAAGACTCCTCGAAGACGCAAGTCTCAACGGGACGCTCTAAATGCCGGCACCCATGGCCGCCATGACCAGGCAACTTCGGAGACGGTGCTGGTGGGCGATAGCGACATCCGCCGCATCCAGCGGCAGCTTGATCGCCTGGGCTGGACGCAGGCGCGTCTGGAGGCCTTCCTGGCCTCGCCACGGGGGCCCAACGCGCGACGCACACAGATCCGAACGCTCGCCGACGCCAATCGCGTTTACTGGGCGCTGAAGCATATCACCCCTCGGCCAGCGAAGCCCGGCGAACCGGTCTCTCTAGAGGAAGCCCAGATCGAAGAAAGGACCAGCTTGCAGCCAGCGAACGCGCCATGA